AGTCGCTACCGAAACCGGCAAGTCGATCAATGCAGCCCAGAAGTTGCTTTTCAAAATGGCGCAGGAAGGGCTGATTGAAAGGCTGAATCACGGAACCTATCAGGCTGTTTCATGCAAACAGCCCGATAGAAAGGCTGAATCGAAGGCTGTTTCCCCCAAACAGCCCACTCAAACAGCCTCACAACCTGATTCAGCTAAGGCTGTTTCAATCAAACAGCCTTCGAAAACAGCCTTTTTATGTTCCGACGATTCGCCAAACCGCCTTCCCACCATCATCGTCAACAATCGCCAAGGCCCGCCGGTAATCGACGAGGCGTGGGGGGCGGTGCGGGCGTCGAACTATCCACCGCGAATCTTCCGACGCAAAGGCGCGCTCGTCCGTCTCGTGACGACAGACATGGTTCCCGCGATCAGCACCATGAACTTCGTCACGGTCTACGGTCATCTCTGGCGCGTGGCCAATTGGGTGGTCGACGCCAACGACATGCAGAAGGCGACGGACCCGCCCCAGAAAATCGCCAGCGACATGCTGGAGTATGTCGATGAGTCGCTGCCGCAAATCGAATCGGTGGTGTCGACGCCGGTTTTCGATTCAACGGGTAACCTCGTCCAAGCACCGGGATATCACAGGGAAGCCCGGCTCTGGGTCCACCGTCCCAGCGGATTCGATCCAGCGGAAGTCCCGGCGCGCCCATCAAAATCCGAGGTCGCAAAAGCCCGCGCTCTGCTGCTCGATGACCTACTGACGGACTTCCCCTTTGCCGCCCAATCAGATCAGGCTCATGCCATCGCCGCGTTGTTGTTGCCCTTCGTTCGCCGCATGATCCAGGGACCGACACCGCTCCACCTCGTCGAAGCACCGACGCCAGGCACTGGCAAGACCCTGCTGGCGGAAACGATTTCCCGCATCGTCCAAGCCAAGCCCGCCGAAGTGACCACCATCGAGAACGACGAGAAAGAAAACTCCAAGAAAATCACGGCACTGCTCGACATAGCTCCCCAGGTCATTCTGATCGACAACATCCGTGTGGGTCTTCGGTCCTCGCAGCTGGCCGCCGTCATCACATCGCAGACGTGGACCGACCGTGTGCTCGGCGTCACGCGCATGACGTCGCTGCCGAACAATGCCCTTTGGATCGCCACAGCCAACAACCCATCGCTCTCTCTGGAGATTGCGCGTCGGTGTATCCGCATCCGGATCGATCCGCGCATCGACCGCCCGTGGAAGCGCGAGGGATTCAAACACGATCCGCTTCGCAGTTGGGTAGACCGTCATCGAGCCGAACTCGTCCACGCGGTACTTTCTCTCGTGCGCGCATGGGTAGCCGCCGGAATGCCCGAGTGTGCAAGCACGATTGGCTCCTTCGAATCGTGGTCGCGGGTCATCGGAGGCATTCTCGAAATCGCCGACATACCCGGCTTCCTGTGCAACACCGAAGAGCTTTACGAGGTCGCTGATGCAGAGGGAAACGAGTGGCGCGAGTTTGTGGCCGCTTGGTGGAATCGATTCGGAAACCGGTGGGTAAACACCAGCGAGCTATTCGATCTCTCGGTCAACAATGAGTTGCTCGCAAGCGTTACCGGAGACAAAAGTGCTCGGTCTCAGAAGACCCGGCTCGGCAAGGCTCTGAGTGCATTGCGCGACCGGCAATTTGACACCTGGCGAATCAAGGTGCGCAGGGAGCGCCACTCCAAGCAGGCCGAATACGGGCTTGAGATGGTGGCCGAAGACGGCTCAATCGTGGGTTCGGTTCTCTCCCTTTTCCCCGAGCAACGTCCCGCATGTCCCGCAGACGTCCCGCAAGAAAATCCCCTGCAAAATCAAAGCTCCGCGGGACATGCGGGACATGCGGGACATAATACCAGTCCCGCTACGCGCACACGCACATACGCAGGCGCATGTGAGGAAGGGGAAGGCATCAACCTCCCGCAAGACCCGCACGTCCCGCCGAACGTTGAAAACAATGAGAAAAATCCTGCGGGACATTCATCCCGTCTCAGAACCGATGTCCCGCAGGTTCCGCAAACGGCTTCCTGCGACCTCGCCGACTTCGATCCCCAGGAGGAAGAATCATGAGTGCTACAACCAACGCCGCCCTGCGCGTTGCCACGGACCTTCGCCACATCCAGGTCGATGCCCCCAACAATCAACGCCAGGATGTGATCCACGGCGATGCCGTCTATCGCCTGCTCGACGCGCCGTACTACGCCTGGCTCCGCTGCCGAATGGACCGCGCAAAGAAAGCCCACGATGCGGGCAAGCTTCCCCCGGCGACTTGGCAGACTCTGCGCGAGCGGTTCAACGGGATCAACGCATGGGCCGTCTCCCATATCGGCGAGCCCGCGTTGCTCCAGGCCATCAAGACACTCGACGAGAAATCGTATCTGGCTCCGCGCCATGACCACGCCATCGACCTCATTGAATCCTGGGACGAGCGCGCCGCCATCATGGAGCACGACGGGGGCCTTGCCCAGGAAGCCGCCGAGCAATCCGCCGCCAGCCTCGTCTCCCGCGAACTCACGCCCGAGGATGTCGAGTCGTTCAAAGCCCTGGACGTCGAGGTCCATGTCAAATCCAAGCCCGGCGAATTCACGCTCGTGCCCGAGTACACCGACAAGGCGGGCAACGCCCGCACCGAAATATCCGCCGAGGATCTGCGCAAGCTCTCGATGGTGATGCACGCTTTTCCCGGCAGCGAAATCATTTACGTGGGGCCGCAGCAGGAGCCGTGGGGCGAACCCTACGTGCCGCAAGCTTCCGCGCCGAAACCATCGACACCGCCCCCGGCACTCAAAACCGAACACAAACCCACGCAGCCGCCCGAGCAGGCTCGGCTGTTTTGATGGAGATAATCATGACGACACCGATCACTCCCAGCCCCATGAAACTCGCATACGTCGCCGGTCCGTATCGTGGCCGCACTCACAACGACGTTGCCCAGAACATCGCTGCAGCCCGCGAGGTTGCCGCGCACCTGTGGTCGCTCGGCTATGCCGTGATCTGTCCGCATCTGAATTCAGCGTTCATGAGCGGCGCGGCACCCGAGGAGACTTTCCTTCACGGCGGCCTGGAGATGCTGCGCCGCTGCGATCTGGTCGTCCTGGTCGACGGCTGGCAGGCGTCCCAAGGCACCGCCCGCGAGATTGAAGAGGCTCGCTCGTGCGGCCTGCCCATTTTCTCCGACCTCGAGTTCGTGCCGCCCGCCGACGCACCCACCGAGAGGTGCGCCAATGGGTAATTGCAAAGCTCCCACGGAAGTCTACTCGCGGGTCGTCGGATATTACCGGCCCGTTCAGCACTGGAACCCCGGCAAGCAAGCCGAATTTCACGACCGCGTTCCATACGCGATCAATGGAGGAACCATGACACCGAACAATTCCAAATCCACCCATCCCATTCCATGCGCCAACTGCCTGCACTGCAAGGTCTATCTCGAACGTGCGGATCGCGGTCCCAAGGTCGAGCGGCGCGTCAAATGCGCGATGGGGAACTGGCAGACGCCCTCGGGCAAGGAACGGACCTACTGCTACCACACGGTGCTCGGTCGCCGCATGGTCTCGTGTCCCGACTACGACAGCATGGGCGAGCACGACCGCGACGAGTTCCTGAAAAGCTTGCGCGACAACCTGCCGGTCGAACGTGAGTTCGTGATTCTCGATCGGGCTGTCGGAGCGAATGCGTGAAGCACATCAACGCGAGAGACGTTTTGCCTCCCGACCTGCTGACCCAGGTCTACGAGCATGTGCCGCGCGGCGGGTTGCTCTATCTGCCCCGTCGTGCGGCGTCGGCCCGTATTCAGCGCAACCTGGAGATATTCCGGATGCACTCGGCAGGCAAAACCATCACCGAGATCAGTGAGCGGATGCTGATCCATCGCGCCACGGTCTATCGCGTGTTGTCGCATTTCGTACCAAAGAAACGCACAGGCTAGGGTTTGGAGCCTGCGCATGAGGGTGTTTCAATCACGGGGCACGCTGCCTCGCGCCAGTCGGCAGATTGGCGGGGAGCGAACCCAGAAACGAGAGGGTGAAATAGTGGCTTCCAAGCAGAATTTACCAGCAGATCAAGACTGGGTGGACAGTTTCGGTCACCACGTGCCGCGCTGCACGGCCCGCACGAAGAAAAACGGGCAGCGATGCACCCATCCGGCGGTCGATGGCTACAAAGTCTGCCGAATGCACGGTGCGAATCCCAAGAACCACGGCGGGGCGCCTCCTGAAAAGCTTCGCGGCAACCTCAATGCGCTCAAGCACGGGGCTTACGTCAAGAAACTGCTGACCGACGAGGAGAAGGCGATCTTCGAGGACATGCTGTCTGCCATCCACCGGGACTTCGATCTGAACGAGTCGACGGACCTGGCGCAGGCTTCGATGGCCGCCTTTTACTTCGCCAAGTGGCACTGCGCGGTGCTCGGCAACGCCGATGCTGCAGTGGGCAATTACGACGTGCTGTTCCGCAAGCAGTTGGAGTGCCTCAAGACCACCAGGGTGCAGCGAGATACCAGCGGCGGGCAGCAGACCACGCCAGCGGAATGGGCGGTTGCACTTCTGGAAAGCGTGCGCGACGGCGCGACCGGCAAGGCTAAAAAAGAAACCCCGGAGGACTGATGCGCCGAAAACGCAAAACCAATCGCGTGGAAGTCGCTCGCGGTGGTCGGCGCAAGTGCGCGGACTGTCGCGGTTCGGCTGTCAGCCGTTCCGCGCATAAGACGTGTTCTGTGAGGAAAAACCCCGGCGGCTCAAAGGCTTTCGAGTGCGTCCTCGATATCGTCGTCGGTGATGTGGGCGTAGACCTGGGTGGTGGTGACGCGGGCGTGGCCGAGGGCCTTGGCGACCAGCAGCAGGTTGTGGGTGCGGCCATAAAGCAGCGTGGCGAAAGTATGGCGCAGGCCGTGGACGGAGATCTTGCCGTCGAGGCCCGCCCACTGGAGCCAGAGGCCCATGCGCTCCTGGACCTGGCGGGCGCTGATGCGCCGGTTGCGGTTCGAGATGAACAGCGCGTCTGTCTCAGCCAGCATCTTACGGCGGCGCTGGACGTACTTGCGCAGGACGCCACGAAGCTCGGTGTTCAAGAATCGCACCTGGGGCTTGCCGCCCTTGGCGCGCTTGATCCGCAGCTGCTTTTCGTCCAGGCGCACGTCGGCGACGTCGAGGCCGACCAGTTCAGCCAAACGGATGCCGGTGCCGAGCAGGACGCGCAACATGACCAGGTCGCGCTCGGCAGTCTCGCCTTTGCGCGTGGCGACCGCCTTGACCAGCGCCTTGACCTCCTGGGGAGTCAGAAAACTGGGAGCTTCCCGCTCGTATCGCTTGATCTTGATCCAGTCGGCGGGATCGCGCCCCGTTGCGCCCACGTTGGCCACGTAGCGCCCGAAGCTGCGCAGGCAAGCCTTTATGCGTCCCAGGCTCGCTTCGCCACGGGGCGCGCCCGTGTGCGTGGTAGTGACCGGCGGAGACAAAAGGAACCGCGCCAGCAGATCAGCCGTCAGATCCGCCGCGTCCACATCGCCCGTGAAGGCGAGCAGCAGACGCAGATCGCGGCCGTAGCAGCTGAGGGTGTGCGGGCTTTTGCCGTCGGCCTCCAGGCGCGTGAGAAACTGGGTAATGGCGGTGGAAAGGTTCACGAGCTACTCCTTTCCGGCCAGACCGAGCCGTTTGATGATCTCGGCCTTGTCGTCGGGCGGGAAGTCGATCCGGTCCTTGAGATAGCGCCAAGCGCCTTCGTTGAGGTTCTCCTCGGAGTCGAAGACCGCATCGTGGATAAGCTCGACGGCCTTTTTGATCTCCGCTTTCCGGGCGCGGTCGGCCTTTTCCAATTGCTCGATGGCGATGGTCAGAGCCTCGGCCTCGTCTTGGGCAAAGACGGTCTCGGCCGCTCGTTTCTGCTTCTCCCGAAGCACTTTGATGGCTTGCTTGAAATTCATGGTCCCCTCCTACCGAAGCCCCAGGCGGCTTTCGATCTCCAGTTTTTCATCCTCGCTGAAGCGCAGGTTGCCTCGCAGGAAGTTCCAGACGTCCCGGATGTCCTTGTCCGGCCAGCCGCCGATCTCGCGGATCATGCGGACGGCCCGGTTGATCTCGGCCTCGCGTCTGCTCGCCGCGATGGTCAGGCAGTCGATGGCGCGTTGCAGGGTTTCGATCTCCTCGTCCTCGGGGATGGCGATCAAGTTGCCCTGGCAGCGTTCGATCATGGCCTGCAGGGTGTCGATGGCGATTTCAATCTTCATGCCTTGTCCTTCTCGGTCAGCGGGATCAGGTCCTCGCGGCGTGCATCGCTGGTGACCCAGGAGAACCGTTGGTCCTGTTCGATCCAGGGCGCGACGTCCCACAAGCCCGTGGGGCGCTCGTTATCGTCCAGGATCGGGGCGATCAGCTTCACTTTGAGTCCGGTCATGAAGGCGTGGTCGGTGCCCGTGTATCGGGCGATCATGCCGCGCTTAAGCCTGGGTTTCGTCATTGTCTTTCTCCGTGGTCTTGGTGTTCTGGTTTTCGAGAGCCGTTGCGATCCGCTCCAGCGCGGTGTTGAGCCTTGCCAGTTCGCGGGCGATGGTCGGCATGGTGTGGTCGTAAAAGGTGCGCCCCATTGCTGTCTGGAAAAATTCAGGCATCGCGTCCTCCTAGTTCAGGCTCGCGGTGATCTCGTAGAGATTCCCGCTGTCCAGCAGCTTGTCGATGAACTTGGTCCGGGCTTCCGCGCTCTTGAATTCCCGCTCTTTGTTGACCAGATCGAAGCGCTTGTTGATCTCGATCCAGCGCAGTCCGTAAGTGGTGGTTTCGTTGTCGTTCGTGGCGTCCATCGTGGTCTCCCTTCGGTTTTTGTTTCTCGTGCTCACGCGACGTACAAGGGCTTCGGAACACATGTAAGTCAAGGAAAAACAACCACTTATGCGAAGTTCTTTTCCCCGAAGAAATGCGCCTGTTGGCAGGCGCAAAAGGCGGGTGGGACTGCGTGGTGGGCGTCAGGTGGCGGGCGTGTCCTCTCGGAAGCCTCGAAAAATTCCCTCGGCGTAGGTTTTGTGGTTGGCCTTGTCGGTCAGCCAGAAGGCGGCGTCGATGTGGCCAAGCTCCAGGGCGATGGCGGCGACGGCGGGCCGATCAAGCATGTTCGTCCTCCCGCTTCGGCGCACGGCCTCGATGCCCTTGAGCACTACGGGCGGGATGGCGATCTTGGCGCTTTCGTCCGTCATGGCTTACTCGGCGCTTTCGGCGGGCTCGGCCTCGGCGGTTTCCTTGACCTTCGCCAGTTCTTCCTTGGGCAGCGGCACCTTGTCCGTCCATCCCTGGTCCTTGCAGAACACCAGCATCATGCGAAAGACGCGCTTGGTCTGGTCGATGGTGTGGTGGCTACGTGGCCGCTCGGTGCGCGCCTCGCCCTCTTTCTTCGGCTCGCGGATCAGCTTGTTGACCGCGTCGCTTTTGAAGAAGGCCGAGACGTGGACGGGCAGAATCTTGGCGATGTCCTTGGTCTCGCCGAAGTGGGCGACGGCCAGGTCGAGGTGCCGCCCGTAGGTGATGACGGTCCGTTCGTTCTTGCCGAGTCCCGTCAGGTGGGCGATGTACTTCTCGGCGGCTTCTTTGATCGTTGTGGTCTTGGTGGTCATGAGTTTTTCCTTTCGGTTTGGAGTGTGATGTTCGCGCCGGTGATCCGGCGACTTTCCACATGCTTTTTGACCTGGGCTTGGAAGGCGTCGAACGGGACGCCCAGAGCTGCGGCGACCGGCTCGGAGCATTCCTCAATCTTGACTTCCCAGTCCTGCGCCCCATGGGAATCCGCAATCCAACCGGCGAGCCGCTCGGCTGCGGCGGCGGTCTGCGCGTTCCTGGGGTTCTCGCGGTCGCGGCCTTTCATGTCAGCGGTCCTCCACGGGGCGGACCTCATGCAGCGTCCAGCCGTTGAAGGACTGGCCGATTTCTTCGGGCTTCCAGTTGCCTCTCGCCTCGATCCGCGCCAGCGCCTCGTAGGCTTCGGCGATGCTGACGAAGAGGCGGATGCTCCGTTCGTTCAGCTTCTGGCCGAGGATCGCGCCAGTGTCCAGGTTGGTCAGGATGTAACGCGCCATCTCTTATCTCCTTTCGATTCAGCAGCTTACGACGTGTCACATCGCTTCGGTGGGCGGACAAGTCAAGGAGTTTTTCCATTAAAAATCGAGAATCTTCGGAGGGCGGCATGACTGCTACCACGATACTTCCCAAGAACCCCCAAGCGGTCGCCCGCGTGCTGCTGGACCCGGTGCTCTGGGGTCAGGCGTATCTGCACAACCGGGACGGCGCGAAGCGCGTTTTCTGGAAACACCAGATCGAGGACCTGCGCTGCGAGCGCGGCAACATCATCCATCTGGACGGTCGCGATTCGGGCAAGACGATCAATTTGGCGGCCGACTCGCTTCACTATGCCTTCACCACGCGCGGCGGATCGGGCCTCGTGGCCGCTCCGCACCAGGGGCATCTGGACACGATCATCGAGGAGGTCGAGTTTCAGATCGGCGCGAATCCCGATCTGGAGGCGTCGATTGCCAAGGCCAAGAACGGCAATCCTAAGATCATCCGCAAGCCCTACTTCCGTATCGAGTTCACCAACGGCACGGTCCTCCACTTCAGGCCCGCTGGCGCATACGGCGAATCGTTCCGGTCGTTGCACGTTGACCGGCTCTGGGTGGACGAAGGCGCGTGGATTCCGGAGAAAGCATGGAAGGCTCTGCGCCAGTGCCTCAATGCCAAGGGCAAGTTCCGCATTTACTCGACGCCCAACGGCCTGCGCGACACCACGTACTACCGGTTGACCCAATCGAAAAAGTGGAAGGTGTTCCGCTGGCCGTCGTGGGTCAATCCGACGTGGGCGCCCGAGCGCGAAGCGGAACTGATGGAGTTTTACGGCGGGAAGGACACGCCGGGCTGGCAGCACGAGGTCGCTGGCGAGCACGGCAAGCCGAGCTTCGGCGCTTTCGATCTGGACGCGCTCCACGCCTGTCGCAAGGACGTGCCGGAGTATCGCCTGATCCCCATCACCAGCGAAGAGTTGGAGGGGTGCGAGGACGAAGCGGCGGTAAGCGAACGCTTCGACATGCTGCTCAGTCTAGCGCCCAGGGCCGGGGCTCACTGGCTCGGCATCGACACCGGCTACACCAGCGATCCGACGGAACTGGTGGTGTTCCGCGAAGACGAGGCCGGGCTGACGATGATTCTGCGCGTCCACGGCGAGCAGATTCCTTATCCCTGGCTTTCCGAACTGATCCGCACGCTGGACATCTACTTCGAGTTCGTGGGCATCGGTCTGGACAACGGCGGCAATGGTCTGGCCGTGGCCCAGGAACTTACGAGCCTGGACAAGTACAAGGACCGCAATTTCCTCGGGCGGCTCCAGGGCTTCGATTTCGGCGGCAACACCATCGTCAGTTGGGACGCGGCGGGAAAGCCGGTCAAGAAGCGCACGAAGGAACACATGACGGCGCTGATCAACGCGGCGATGCGGCGGCGGCAGATCGTGTTCCCGCGTGACGACCGCCAGATCGAGGAGCAGTTCGCCACGCAGACCTACTCGCTCAATAACGGTCGCGTGACCTACAGCAAGGGCCGCGACCACGTGATCGACGCTGTGCGCTGCGCGCTGCTGGCCAAGGACCGCAAGGCGTTCTCGGAGCAGGGACCGCAGTTCGAGGAAGTCTTCATCATGCCGATGGCCACAGACCCGATTTTCGATTGAGGATGAACATGAGAAATTCACAGCAGAAACCAACCAAACAGAAAACTTCCCAGGCGGCGGCCTCCCAAGACCCCTTGGCCGCCTTCGCTATCATCCTGGACCCTTCACGTATGGGCGCGGCGGCGGCGTTATCCCCCAACGTGTTCGAGAAGCACGGCGTCAAGGACTCCATCCCCGCCGAGTGGCACGAGCGCGCGGCCAAAGCGTGGGAGTACTACCTCGTAGAACCCATCGTCTCGAACACGATCAACTCATGGCGCGTCTTCGCCCTGGGCGACGAGATCGGCGTTTCGTGCAAGGACGAGGGAATCCAGGACCAGGCGCGGGACTTGTTCTACCGGCTCGAACTCAACGGCTTCGTGAAGGACATGATCCTCCAGTTGCTCGTAAAAGGCGACTGCACCGGCTACCTCAAGCGCACGCCCGAGGGCGACGACCTGGCCAAAGTCGTTTGCGTCAACCCGATCAGCGTGAAGCTCAAGTTCGTGGGCGGGACGCTGACCGAGGCCACGCAGCGCCGCGAACTCGCGGACGGCACTTTCGACGCGGGCGATGAAGGCGTCACTCTGGCCCTCGACCAGATGCTGCACATCAAGTGGAACGCGCCGGAGTTTTCCCCGCGCGGCAACAGCCTGGTTCTGCCCGCCTTCGAGTCCATCGAACTGCTGCGCGACTTCCGCAAAGCCGAGCGCGCCATCGCCAAGCGGTGGACGACGCCGTTGCGCTTCATTCAGGTCGGCGGGCAGTTCGGGGACAAGGTCATCATGCCGAGCCAGAAGATGATCGACACGCTGCGAAACGAGATCGGCAAGATGGACCTCAAGAGCGGGCTCGTCGTGCCGTTTTATGTGAAGGCCGAAACCTACGGCAACGAAGGGCACGTCCTCGACACCGAACGCAAGGTCAAGGAGGTCAAAGAGGACATTCTCATCGCCCTGGGCATGGCGCGCTCCATTGTCACCGGCGACGGCCCCAACTTCGCCACGGCCTCGGTCTCGATGCAAAAGATGGTCATCATGCTCAAGGAGATTAAGCAGGCCGCGCGGCGGATTCTGGACTGGGTCTTCTACGAGTGGATGGAACTCAAGGGCCTCGACGCCGACGTCGATTACGATTTTTCGGACCTGGACCTAACCAGCGAGGTGGATCAGAAGCGCCTGCTCATCGATCTGTACGACCGGAACCTGATTTCCAAGAACACGCTGCAGGCCAAGATGGACCTCAACCCGGAAGTCGAGTCGGCCAACCGTGCCAAGGAACAACGGCTGCTCGACATGAATTGGGACATCAAGGACGTCACCGCCCTCGTGCAGTTGGCGATCATGAGCCCGGCGTCGGCGCGTAAGCTGCTGGGCCTGGAGGAAGCCGCCGAAGAACAGGCGATTCAGCAGGAGGAGGAGCAAGCCGTCGAGGCCATGTACGCGGACGCGGCGGCGAAGGCTCAAGGATCGGGCGACACCTGCAGCGAGTGCCTGCACTTCGATGAAGAGGCGAACCACTGCCGCGTGCTGGAGCGGGATGCCTCTTTGTTTGATCCGGCGTGTCGTTTCCATCGCAACGCGGTGGTGTAAATGCTGGCCATCGCCCTCGACCAGGCGCAGCGCATCCGCCAATCCGTGGCGGCGTCGTTCGCGGCCCGCGACCTGTACACTGAAAAGCAGGTCGCGGCGCTTGTCGGGTCGTTGCGCGAGGCCGAGAAGCGGATCAAAGCCGATTTGCTCCGGTACGCCGATCTTGGCGCCCTCACTCCCGGGCAAAAAATCAACCAGATCAGGCTGGCCGCTCTTACCGACCGGCTCGACGGCACGATCAAGGGGCTGAAGGCCGAGCACACGCTCGCGCTAAAGACTGCCGCCAAGGAATCCCACCTGGAGGGCATCACCCAAGGTGCGCTCGAACTCAAGGTCCACGGCCTGCCGGGATATGACAGCCTCACCGACGAATCCGCGAAGCGACTGGCCAAGGACGCGTTCTCGCTTATGGACAAAAGCGCCCTGGATTTTCTGGTGCGCTTCGACGTCCAACTGGCCGGTCAGGTTTCCACGTATCTGCTCACCGGCGTAAAGAACGCGCTGACGGTCGGGATTGCGCAGGGCCTGTCCATCCCGAACATCGCCAGGAACATCGGCTCGGTGATCCTGGACAAGGAAGCCTTCAAGCAGGCGGGCAAGACCGTCTTTGCCACGGCCCAGCAGCGCCTCGAACTGATCGCCCGAACGGAAATTCTCAGGGCACATAACCAGGGGCGGCTCAAGTTTTACGATACGGTCGGCGTGCGCCAGGTCCGATGGATGGTCGCGGCCGACGAAAGGCTCTGCCCGATCTGCTCCGCTTTGGCCGGGCAGGTTTTTGCCATCGACAAGATGCCTCCGCTGCCCCGACATCCAAACTGTAGGTGTACCTGCCACGCAATGCCGCTGCGGGTGTGCAGCACCGAGTCTTTGAAACTCCAGGCGATGGCCGGTCCCGCTGACGCCCAAGGCTCGTGCCTCATGTCACCGCAGCAGGTGCATGACGTCGCGGGTGCTCAGAAAGCAGAGCAGGCGAAGACCAACAAGGCCGTCAAGCAGGGTGACTACGATTCGCTCGGTTTGAAACCCCTGCAGGTCGAGTGCAAGAAACGCGGAATTTCGATTTACCGGACCAAGGCCGATTTCATCAAGCTCCTCGGCCAGAAGAATCCCTCCATCGATTATTCGACGTGGGCTACCAAGGACATCATGGCCGAGGTCGCCAAACAGAGCATCGGGAAAACCTGCACGAAGGACGACCTGATCGCTCTTTTGAAGCAGTGGGACGCGGCGCACGCGGCGATCATCAAAGAGGCGGCGGAAACGCTGCCGGAATTCGCGTCGATGACCGTGCAGCAACTTCAGAACGAGTGCCTGAAAAACGGCATCTCCATTTCCAAAACGAAAAAGCACTTCATCGCCGAACTGGAGAAACTGGAACCCAATCCCGCCAAGCCCCACTTCATGCTCAAGGGCCAGGAACTCCAGGCCAAGATCAAGCAGTTCGGGATCGGCAAGCTCAAGAACAAGGACATGCTGATCTCGGATCTGCAGCAGGCGCTTTCTATCGATAAGAAGGCGGTGCAGGCGGTCGAGGAAGCGGCCAAACACAAGTCCGACCTGATTAGCGCCATCGATGCGGTAGCAGTGCCCGAGGACCCCACCCATTACCAAATCTTCCTCGATACGGCGAAAAAGGCGGCGCAGTCATACACCCAGCACGCGGATTTTATTGCCGCCGATGAAATCGGTTCGCTTTCGGCTTCCCTCGCGCAAAAGGTCACAGCTTGGGAAACAAAAGTGAAAAACATGTCGCTGGACGATCTGAAAAAACTCGCCCAGCAGACCAAGCTCAAGCATTACCAGTGGCACACGAAAGACGAACTGGTCGCCCGTTTCACGCTGTTCGACGAGACGCAACTGGCCAAGGTCGATGCGTCCGTCGAAGCAAAGTGGGCCAAATGGGCCGAGAAGCATGGCGGCAAGAAAGCCAAGACCGCCCCGGCCCCGAAGCCGCAACCCGTCGAGCCGACGAAACCGGTCAACATCCCGGAGTCGCCGCTTCCGCCGAAGAATCCGACGAAGCTCACCCAAGTCGACGAGCCGTTTCGGGATGTCGATGCCCGCTGGGAGCAGATCAAGGCGAAGAAGCCCTTCAAGAACCGGCGCGAAGTGCGCTCGGAACTTGGCGGCGCGCACCGCAAGTACATTTACGACGACGACCAGGGCAACCAGTGGCTGTTCAAACCGATCTCCGAGGACTTTCGCGCCCACGGCGACGAGGTCGCCTATCGCATCGGCCGCCTGGTCGATCCGGACGCGGTGGAAGTCCGGCTCGTTGAACTGGATGGGGAAGTCGGCTCGATCCAGCGGATGGTGCCCAAGCTCAAAGCGCAGAAGGATTTCAAGGGCATCGACCCGAAGGACCTGCTGCCCGCCGAATTGGAACAGGTACAGCGCGAGCACGTCATCGATTGGCTGATCTCAAACCACGATGGCCATTGGGAAAACTTTCTGCGCGGTACGGACGATCACCTGTACGGCATCGACAAGGGGCAGCTGTACAAATTCCTCGGCGACGACGTGCTCGACATTGCATATCATCCGAACGCTCCTCACGGCGCATCCGAGCCTTACTACAACACCGTCATGCGCGCCTTTTCGGAAAAGCG